TGATGACTACAATCGCAACTATTCTGACTTTAAATTCATTGCAGATCACGGAAAAACAAAGACATACATACAAGGAATCCAAACAAATAACGGAAAATACAACTTAGTGTTGTGTCAACCAAGAAAAGATTTGACTGAAGCAAGAAAAAAACTTGCAAAAACCAATTATTACGAATATTGGGATAAAAATTACCTTGAAGAGGTACTTGAAGATGACTACAGAATCATTAATGATGAAAAAACACGTTAAAAACGCTCATATGGGCACTCACTTACTTGTTGAAATATACAATGTACCCTTTGACAAGTTGAATGACCCCGAAAAAATTGAAGAAAAATGTGTTGGTGCATGTAAAACAGAAAATTTACAAGTTTTAAACACATATACACATCAATTTGACCCATATGGAGTAACTTGTCTGATTTCTTTAGCAGAGAGTCATCTTTCTTGTCATACTTGGCCAGAAAAAGGTTGTGTAGCAATTGATATTTTTACTTGTGGAGGCAAAAATCCACGTTCTGTAGCTTGGTGGTTACTTGAATACTTTGATAGTGATGATTATGTGATGAATGATTATGCAAGATAGGGTATAAATAAATAAAAAGCATCAATAATGGCAAAATCAAAGGGATTTAAGGATATAAGTCTATCTTTTGAACCACATCCAGTGACAAAAGATATCCCAATTCTTGCAAACGAAAGAGCGATTGTTAGATCGGTTAGAAATTTAGTTGAAACAATACCTTCAGAGAGGTTTTTTGACTCGAATTTAGGTACTCCAATACGAGAAATGTTATTTGATAACTTTTCTGGCTCTTCTGTAATGATAATTGAAGATATGGTTCGCACTACAATAAGAAATTACGAACCAAGAGTAGGTGATATAGGTATTGAGGTTGATGCAAGACCAGATTCAAATGCTATTGATGTAAAAGTGCTTTTTGAAATTGTAGGAATGGAAGCTCCTTTACAATCTTTTGATTTTATACTAGAACCAACGAGATAATATGCCTTTTACACAATTCACAAACTTAGATTTTGATCAAATCAAAACACAGATTAAAGATTTTTTGCGTTCAAACTCAAATTTCTCTGATTTTGACTTTGAAGGTTCTAACTTTTCTGTTTTAATTGATACTCTAGCTTATAATTCCTATATTAATGCATTTAATGCTAACTTGGTTGCAAATGAATCGTTTTTAGATTCTGCCACAGTTCGTGAAAACGTTGTTTCACTTGCAAGAACTATTGGTTATGTACCACGCTCTAAAACCGCTGCAATCGCTAGAATTAGACTCAGTGATGTAAACTTAGGTGCTACAAATGATAGCACTCCAAAATTCCTTAATCTTCGTGCAGGATTAGTTTGTGTTGGAAATGTTGCTAATACAACTTACAGATTTTCAATACCAGAAGAAATTTCATCAACTAGAGTTGTAGATGTAGGTGGTACATCATTTGCTAAATTTGATGATGAAATCAGTGTTTATGAAGGAACTATTCTCCAAAGAGTTTTTCGTGTAGATACTTCACAAGATCAAAGATTTATAATTGATAGTCCAAATATTGATAGTTCAACTTTAAGAGTATATGTCAAAGGACCAGGTGATACTACACTTGGAAGAAAATATGCAATGGTAGATAATATATTAAACATTGATAAGAACTCTGAAATTTTTCTTGCACAGGAAGTTCAAGATGAAAAATATGAAATATTATTTGGTGATGGTTTATTTGGAAGAAAATTAGAAAATGCTCAAATAGTAACTGCAAAATATCTTGTAACTGATGGTCAAGATGGAAACGGTCCATCACAATTCAGTTTCCAAGGCACATTTGAAAAACCTGAATCTAATGGAACATTTTCATTCTTTACACCTACTGATAACATAACAATTACTACCGTCTCAAACGCTTCTAACGGTGCTGAAGTTGAAGATGTGTCGTCTATTAAGTATTTTGCTCCAAGACTTTATTCAGCACAATATAGAGCAGTTACACCAAGAGATTATGAGGCAATCATAGGTACAATTTTCCCTCAAACAGAATCTGTTGCAGTTGTAGGTGGTGAAGAATTAGACCCACCTCAATTTGGTAAAGTTCAAATCAGTATTAAACCAAAGAATGGTACATTTGTGTCAGATTTTGACAAATCTCAAATTAAAAACAAATTGAAGAGTTACGCTATCGCTGGTATAAATTCTGAAATAGTTGATTTAAAAATACTATATGTAGAAATAGAATCAAATATTTACTACAACCCTGCTCAAGTTGATTCTGCAACATCCTTAAGAACCAATATTGTGAGTTCATTGAATGACTATGCAAATAATGTTGAACTTAATAAGTTCGGTGGAAGATTCAAATATAGTAAGGTTAGCACACTCATTGATCGTGTTGATAATGGAATTACATCTAATATTACAAAAGTGATTGTTAGAAGAGATATGAAAGCACTTCTAAATCAATTTGCTCAATACGAACTTTGTTTTGGAAATCGTTTTTATATTAATCCAGCAGGATATAATATAAAAAGCACAGGATTTACAATCAGTGGATTCACGAATATAGCTTATCTTACAGACACTCCCAATAAAAATATTGTAGGTAATCTTGATGGCAGTTTAAAAGGAACATTAAGTGTTGTTTCCAAAAATAATAAGAATCAACAAGTTGTATTAGTTAAAGATGCTGGTATAGTTGATTATAAGAAGGGAGAAGTAATACTAAACACAATAAACATAACATCAACTGTGAGTGAAAATAATATAATTGAAGTTCAAGCGTTTCCAGAATCAAATGATGTTATTGGATTAAAAGATTTATATCTTAATTTTGAAGTATCCAAAAGCACAATAAATACTCTTAAAGATGTAATCGCTTCAGGTGAAGATGTTTCAGGAGTTGTATTCACACGAGATTACTACACATCGAGTTACTCTAATGGAGATTTAGAGAGGAAATAATTTATGTCGCAGTATGACAAAAGAATAAAAGTTAGTACGATTATTGAGAATCAGTTACCTGAATTTGTTTTAACTGATTTTTCAAAAGCTGCTGATTTTTTGAAGCAATATTATATTTCTCAAGAGTTTCAAGGTGGTGCTGTTGATATAATCAATAATTTTGATCAGTATATTAAGATTGAAAATTTAACATCTGAAGTTGTAGTTGGAGTTACTTCAATTACATCCGATATATCTTCGACTGATACAACTATTAACGTACCATCAACTAAAGGTTTTCCAGATGAATATGGACTTATTAAAATTAATGATGAAGTAATATCTTACACTGGTATAACTTCTACTTCATTTACAGGTTGCATACGTGGATTTAGTGGTGTATCAGGATTTAATGTTGGAATCTCATCATCTTTATTAGAAATAAATCGTGAACATGTAGTATTTGATGATACCATAGCATCTGAACATACCTCTGGAACGGAAATAAAAAATTTATCCGTATTATTCATACAAGAATTTTTTAAAAAATTAAAAAAAACATTTTTACCAGGTTTAGAAAATAACGATTTTTCACCAGATTTAGATATTGGTAACTTTATCAAATTTGCACGTTCTTTTTATCAATCAAAAGGTATTGAAGAATCAATAAAAATCTTATTCAAAGTATTATATGGAGTTGATGCGAGAGTTCTTGATTTAGAAGGAAATCTGATAAAACCATCTGATGCTGAATTTATAAGAAGAGAAGTAGTTGTAGCAGATTTAATTACACCAAATGGAGAGCCACAGAACTTAACAGGTCAAACAATATTTAAATCAACTGATACTTCAACAAATGCGTCAGTATCCGAAGTTGAAATAATTAAAAGAGATGGGAAAAATTATTTTAAATTTGCATTATTTGTTGGATTTAGTGACCGTGACCTTATTGAAGGTGTATTTACAGTTCCAGGTAATACAAAAGTTTTAGATGAATCACCTGCAGGTGCTACAATAATTAACGTAGATTCAACTGTTGGATTTGGTACGACTGGAACAATTATAAGTGGTCCAAATTCAAACATAAATTACACATCAAAATCAATTAATCAGTTCTTTGGATGCTCTGGTATAAATGTTGCAATTGGCACTGCACATGATGTAAGAGATAATGAAACTATTTTTGGATTTGAAAATGGTGATTTAACAAAAAGAGTTGATTTAAGAATTACTGGTGTATTATCTGAGTTAGTTCCGATTACTGATATAAGTTTAATTAATGAAGGTGAAAATTTCTTTGTTAAAAATATTGGTGAAAAAGTAGAAAATGATAGCAAAAATTACAAACAAATATTTGCAAATTCATGGATTTACAATACAAGTTCAAGATTTCAAGTTGATATTCCAGTTGGTAGTTCAACTTTTACACTAAAAACTCCGATTGATAAATCATCCCTTAAAGTTGGTGATAGATTTGATATTCTAAAAAGAAATGAACAAGTTGTTGTTGGTAGTGGTACAGTTGCAAGTATTAATGTTGGATTAAAACAAATTACAGTATCTAATATCGCTGGATTTACACAGGATGCAAATCAATTATATGACATTCGGAGAAAAGTTGAAAAAGCAACAAGTTCAGGTGTAAGTATTGGTCAAGGGAATGATGAGATTATTGCTGATACTTTAAGTGTTTATACTGATGGAAACCAAGATGGATATGTTGCATCTAACTCATTACCGAGTTATGATATTACAACTAATATAATTGAAGAAACACTTACAGGAAGTACATCATCAGGTCTTGATGGATTCAATCCGTTAAATGATAGATATAGTTTTATTAATTTTAATATCAGTAGAAATATAAAATTTATTCAAGGTGATGCAGTTACTTATCAACCAGAGGGTGCTGGATTAATTGGATTAGATACTGGTAGAACATATTTTGTTGATCCTGTTATACCAGATGATCCAAGTCAAGATATTACAAAAATTAGAATATTCAACTCTACTGCTCAAATTGGATCTGCAAGCACTGTTCAAGTTGGGCCTACAACATCAACTACAGATATTCATAGATTTGTATTAGAAAAACACAAAAGTAGAGAGTTAGAACCAGATAAGGTATTAAGAAAGATTCCATTATCTCAAAACTTATTTGTTAGTTCAAATCAAGATATACCAACTAATGATATTGGTATTTTAATAAATGGTGTACAAATTCGTTCACCAATTTCTGACAATCAAATTTATTATGGTCCTTTAGAATCTGTTGATCTTTTAAATGGTGGAAGCGGATATGATGTTGTTAATCCACCAATTGTTGGTATTGAAACAAGCACAGGAGTTGGTGCTGCAGTAGAACCAATAATTCAAGGAACGGTAAAAGAAGTATTCGTTGACCCTCAAGAGTTTGACATTGATACAATCACTAGTATTTCTCTAACTGGTGGTAATGGAAGTGGATGTGTGTTACAACCCATATTAGGAACTCGAAATCGAGAATTACAATTTGATAGTAGAGATATTTTCTTTAATGGTGGTGTTGATATCATTAATGAAACTATTACATTTAAAACAGAACATAATTTAGATGATGGAGAACTTGTTTATTATGGATCAAATGGTAAT